ATTATATAATTTCTTAACAAAGTTCGGCTGGGACAATATAATGGCTGGTGACTATAAGGGTTTTGATATTTCTATGATGACTATAGTCACGCATTATGCTTTCTTATTTAAGATGGCTATATTGTTCTCAGCTGGCCAATATACAGTGGAACATAAAAGGATATGTTATGCGCTCATGTTCGATATTATAAATCCTAATTGTGATATAGATGGGGATCATTTTATATTATATGGTTCCAATCCTTCTGGCCATCCACTTACTGTTCACACCAATTGCTTAGCAAATATCTTTTATGTCATGTACACTTGGCAGCGTGGAGGCGGCGAATTAGGCGATTTTTTCCACAAAGTGGCCCTCATGACTTATGGTGACGATAATATAATGGGAGTGTTTGAGGCACAGATCCTAAACTACAGTACAATGGCCAATTGCATGTTGGAAATAGGTGTCATCTATACGAAAGCCGATAAATCGACCATTAGTGATGCTCGTTTAGATAGGATATCCGATACTGAGTTTTTAAAGAGGAGTTTTGTTATTCGCGAATATGATGGGAGATCTTATTGTTTTGCGCCCTTATGCATAAATTCACTTGCAAAAACGCTGACCATATGGGTTCGTTCTAAAAACGTTACCCTTAGTGAGCAGGCTAGAGATAGTTTGAGTGCAGTGTGGCGCTCTACGCTATCGCACGCTGGTGTATATGCTGAGAGTATCAGGACTCTCATTTCTAGCGTAGTTGATACTTCTGATATCAATCTATTTCCCAGTCTGGTAGCTTTTATGGCTCAGTATGATGTGGATTCATTAGCCATCGATAGGTTTGCAGCGAGCATTAATTGGAATGTGTTTGTGTTCGATGCTGATTGTCACTCAGATGTTGCGAACTTTAATTTGTTGAAATTTATCGAATTGGTGATTCTCGCTCCCCTATTTGAGGAGACGTTAAAACGCATAGATAGGAGACTTGCATATTTGTTTATCCTAGCAGAAATGTATACCTATTGTAATGGGGCCAATTGGTTACCTTTTATAGTGCTCTTTAGGATTTTGGTTGGTTTCTTCCACCTATTTTTAATGACTTTAGATTTTAAAATAGCGTGCATGGTGCATGCTATGTATAATTTTATTATTGGCGGAGGTATCTTAAATCTATTAGCTTGGGATGTTTTGCGTAATTTAAATTTTGATCACAAGTGCTATTTAAATAGCACTATATGCCCCTGGGAGTGTAGGGGCTTGGGTATTTATTCGCGTTGTTAGGAGGTCTTAGGCTCAGTCTTGGGGGCAAGACGTTAAACATGCCCGTTCAAGACCACATTAAATCCTTGTGGCACTAATGTCTCCTGAGCGAAAGGGAGGGGTACACCGATAACAACAGGTGTTTAATGGAGTTGGGGTGATAAAACACTAAAAAATTTTCCGTGTAATATAGTTACTTAGCTGCAGATACTACTAAGCAGTGAGAGGGTATTACATTGAGCTACCATGGGCAATCCCCAAAAGGAAGGAGTCTTCAGTCTGGTATACTAAGTAGTGCAAAACATGCTACCTATGGGTCTAAGTGGCATGAATAAAATGGAACCCGCTCAATTTATTAAAATAACAGACGATGTTGTAGATAGAACAGGTTGTAGTTTCGATGTCGGCAGTGCAGGCGAGCCAACAGATTCTATAAACGATTTCTTAGCACGACCGCAGAAGATAATCACATATGATTGGTCTAGGCTCGATACTAATATTTTGGCAAACTATGATCTCATTTCCTTATATTTGCTTACCACTCCAGTTATGAAGAAGCTGGCAGGGTACCACACGCTGTCTGCGAATGTGCGAGTATATATGGTTGCCACTGGTTCACCATTCCAATTTGGTAAGTTATGTCTGAGTTACAGACCAGGACCGGATGGATTGGCAATTGGAATTAATTATGGGGGTCAGATCAAACCTGCTAGTACTGAGACGTCGGATTTGATGGATATGATGGCTTTTTCACAAAGGCCTACTATAAGTGTTTATCCCACCGAGAGTACTTCCGGAGAGATGGTTGTACCCCTGATGTTTCCCTCAGATAGGTTAGATAGGGACACTTATCCTGGTTTTTCTCTGTCCAATTTCACATTGTATTCACCCACACAGTTGGAGTGTATAGGGGCTACGCCAGTCGAGAAAGTTACTGTTCAGATTTACGTCTCCCTTCATGATGTTGTTCTGGCAGATAGAACTGCTAATTACCAAAGTAGTGTGCACAAAGGTGATGCTTATGAACAGCTAGAATCTTCGAATAGTACTAGTGTTTCCGATCTTTTAGTTAGTGCTGCACAAGATGTGAAGGGTGAAACAGCAGAGTCTGCCGGGCTTTTAGCTCTTGGTGCCCTCGCTCGAGCCACTGGTTTTTCTAATCCACATACACATATGCGTGTTGGTTCTACTAAACCAGAGGGTTTTCCTGGATTGACATCTTCTGACCAGGAGACTCCAAGCGAATCACTTTCAGTCGTTAGCAATCCTACTATCACAGGAGGTTTGTTACCTAAGCGCTTTCATGATGAGATGGATATTAAAACATTGGGTGCTGTACCAGCGTTAGCTAGTAGTTTTACTTGGAACATTGGTGCGGATCCAGGTACAACTTTAGCCCTTATTAATGTGTCACCTTTTAACCATGCTGCCTCTACTTTTGGTAGTACCTTGGGTGCTATATATACTGGTATACAATTTACACCAGCCGCATATTTTGCTAGTTTATTCCAGTTTTGGCGAGGCGATGTTGTGTACACATTTGAGGCTGTCGCTTCGAAAATGCATAGAGGTCAGATGCGTATCTTTTACGATCCATTAGGATCTCCGCTTGTGAGTGACGCCTATAATCGCAGTTGCATTTGGGATATAAGTGTTGATTCAAAGATGCAGGTTAGAGTGCCATATGATTCTCACCTAGCATTTAAAAATATAAGAACTAGTGCTAATATAGCTAATTCATATAATATATCAACGACTGGTATATATGCTAATTTCGATAGAGATGCCCATATGGGTAAGTTGACATTGGTGGCTCATACGAAGCTTAGTGCGACCGCTTCTACT